GTGACGGCGAGAGCGGGCGGGCACCAATGATAGGGATTTTTTTTAGGTTTACACGCGGGTTTACAGTTTGGTTTACAATGCGCGCGCATCCCAACATGAGAGCCGCTAACGCGGCGAAAAAGAAGCGAGAGGGTCCGGGCTTTGGTGATTTATGTGCGCGGAAGTTGTCGATTTTTTTGCGACTGCACCGGACGGCGATGCGCTCCCGTTTTTGCACGGGATCGAATCGCTCGAGGGTTTAAAAATCTTGTCGATCACGCGAACCGCCGATCAGATCCGCGTCCGTGCGGTCCGTGAGGGCGCCGACTGTGGTCCTCCCGCAACGCCGCCCGCTCTGTCGCTCCCGCCGCTGCATCTCGTGCGCGCGCGCTAAGATTCGCGGCCGCGATGGTAGATAACGCGTTCCGGCGCGAGCGCTATCGCGCACGATCAACTCACCGAGGTCCAACCATGTCAACCGATCCCGCTGCAGCTCCTCCCGCGCCGGCGCCGGCCGCGGTCCCGTCCGAATCCGACGCGCGCACCGTCAACTCGACCGATGCGGCCGGCAATGTCATGCGACACGCCTACCGCGTTTTGAGCGAGGAGGAAAAAAAGGCAATGGTCGAGGTGAAGGACGCCGGCCTCGCGCTCTGGAATAAAATCCATGCGCTCGAGGCGGCCGGATCCCGCGAGCTCTCCATCGCGAAAACCAAAACCGAAGAGGCCGTGATGTGGGCGATCAAGCACCTCACGGCGTGAAGCCGAGCGGGAAGATCGGCGAACACTTCGCCAGCTATCGCAGGCACGTGATACCACGCGACGCCGGCGAGACGCAGGTCCGCGAATGTCAAAAAGCGTTTTATGCCGGCGCGCATGCGCAACAGCTCGAGGCCGCGGCGCTGGACTTTGGCAAACCCTTCGAGCCGCTCACGGAAGCACAGCTCGCGGCCGGCGCCGCCGCCCTAGAATCGTTGCACCTCGAGGTCGAGGCTTTCTTTCTCTCTCTCGTCCCGGTCCCCCGTCGGTGAGCGAGCTCGTATCCTTACGCGAATATGCGCGCCGCCGCGGCGTCTCCGCGATGGCGGTGAGCAAGGCCGCGAAAACCGGGCGCATCACCCTTGAGGGCGGCAAGGTGAATGTCGAAACGGCAAACCGCGACTGGCCGGCGAACACTAACCCGGCTCAAAGCGTAGTCGGACCCGCGGCATTAGGCGCCATCGGCGACCCTCCGGCCATGCAAGAGCCGGCCGAGGAGGGGGCAAACGGTACTCAAAACGGCGGCAAAAATGGAGGCGCCTCCGGCCAGTACGGCCAGGCGCGCGCGATCCGCGAGGGGTATCTCGCGCGGATTGCGAAAATCGATTACGAAACGCAGGCCGGCGCGCTGGTCGCCGCCGAGACGGTCCGCGTCGCTGCATTCAATGCCGCGCGCACCGCTCGGGATAGCCTGCTATCCATGCCCGACCGCCTGGCGCCCGTGCTCGCCGGCGAGAGCGATCAATTCGAGGTGCATCGGATCATGAGCGAGGAAATCCGCCGGGTCTGCAATGACATTGCAAACGCGAAATCCGTATGAGCTCGGCTGGTCGGAGGGCTGGAAAACCGACGCGGTAGTCTCGATCTCCGCATGGGCGGATGCAAATATCGTGCTCTCGAGCGTAGACTCGAGCGAGGCCGGTCCGTTCCGCACCGCGCGCACGCCATACGTGCGCGAGATCGTCGAGTGTCTCTCGCCGCAAAACCCGGCGACCCGCGTCGTTTGGATGGCCGGCTCACAAGTCGCGAAAACACGGACCGGCCTTAACTGGCTCGGCTACATTATCGATTGCTCGCCGGGCCCGACGCTCTTGGTACAGCCGACGGTTGACACCGCGAAGCGCGTGAGCAAGCAGCGTATTGCGCCGATGCTCGAGAATGTCGCGACGCTCGCCAAGAAAATCAAACCCTCACGCGAGCGCGATAGCGGCAATACGCAGCTCGAGAAAGAATTCCCGGGCGGGATCCTAATCCTCGGCGGCGCGAATTCGGCCGCGGGCTTGCGCTCGATGCCCGTGCGTAATTTATTTTTAGATGAGGTCGACAGCTATCCCGCGGACGTCGACGGGGAAGGGGATCCCGTCTCGCTCGCCGAGAAGCGCACCGGCACTTTCGGCAACCGCCGCAAAATCTACATGTCCTCGACGCCGACGATCAAGGGCCTCTCGAGGATCGAGGCGGCATACCTGGCAAGCGATCAGCGCCGCTATTTTGTGCCGTGTCCGCATTGCGGTTTTTTCGATTGGATCCGCTGGGAGAATATCCGCTGGCCCGAGGGCGCACCGGACTTAGCGGCGCTCCTCTGTGTCGCGTGCGGCCAGATGATCGAGGAGCGATACAAAACGCAGATGCTCGAGCGCGGCGAGTGGCGAGCGACCGCGGCGGGCAATACCCGCGGCGTCGTGGGGTTTCACCTCTCGAGCCTATACTCGCCGATCGGCTGGAAATCCTGGCGGCAACTGGCGAATGATTTCCTTGAGGCCTCAAAAGAGCCGCTCAAATTGAAAACCTTTGTCAATACCGAGCTCGGCGAGACGTGGGAGGAGCGCGGCGACACGTTTGACGCGAGCGATTTAAAAAAGCGCCTCGAGAATTACGCGGCGGAAGTTCCGCACGGCGTCGGGCTCTTAGTCGGATCCGTCGACGTGCAGGGCGACCGGCTCGAGTGGGCGTGCAAGGGATACGGCGCCGGCGAGCAGTCCTGGCTCATCGCGACGGGCCAGGTCGACGGGGATCCGGCGAAGGAGGCGACCTGGCTCGCGCTCGACAAGGAGCTCCTGCAGGCCTTCGATCATGAATCGGGACGTAAGCTCGTGATGCGCGCGATCGCGATCGACTCCGGCGGCCTGCACACCGATATGGTGTATAAGTTTTGCAAGGTGCGCGAATCCCGGCGCGTTGTCGGCCAAAGCCAGCGCGTCTATGCGATCAAGGGCGTCGGCGGCACGGGCCGCGAGATCTTAGGACGCCCCAGCAAAAATAACCGCTATCAGTGTCGCCTGTGGCCGATCGGCGTCGACACGGCAAAAGATACGGTCTTCTCTCGCATGCACATTGAACAGCCGGGCGGCGGTTACATGCACTTGCCGGCGTGGGTGGATGAGGAATACCTCGAGCAGCTCACGAGCGAGAAGGCGATCAAGCGCTACAAGAAAGGCGTCGGCGTGGTGCGCGAGTATGTGAAAACCCGCGAGCGCAACGAGGCGCTGGATCTTGAGGTGTACGCGCTCGCGGCGCTGTACTCCCTCGGCCGCGAGACGGTCAAGCGGTTAGCGCAATACGCGATCGATCTCTCGACCGCGTTTGACGCGAAGGCCGCGCCGCCGCCCACGGATCCGGCGCCCATTCCGCCGGCGCGAAAATTGGCGCCGCAATCCTTTATGAGCGGCTACCGCGGGAAGGGCTGGCTTAATTCCTGGAAAAAATAGCGGACCCAACAGCGGAGGCGGAACGAAAACCGCCTTTCGTCACGGATTGATGCTAACTGATTGAATACACGGGCCTTAAGCGAGTAAGGTCCCGTTTTACATATGACAAGCCTCGCCGAGCCGCGGATTCCCACCTCCTGGCCGACCTTCCTCACCGCCGGCGCGAGCTTCAAAGTCGATCGAGTCTTTCGCGACTACAACAACACGCAATGGACCCTCGCGGTCTACTTCGCCGGCGCGATCGTCAAAACGATTTCCGGCTCGCCCGAGATTATCGCGGACGGCGACGGGCAAACCTTCCATGTCGTGCTTTTGGCGGCCGATACCGCGGCGCTGAATCCTACAGGCGGCGCCTCCCTCCCTTACTCCGTCATTGAGCGGCTGACCGCGACCTCGGGCTCGCCTGCGGAAGTGTATGACGTCGGGACCGGGCGGATCATGGTCTCGCCAAATGTTGCGACGGCGAGCGCCGGCGACTTTGTTTCGCCGGAGGAGTTACTCCTCGGTCAACTGCAGACCGCGCTCGCCGCGCGCCTCGCCGGCAACGCGGTTGAGAGCTACTCGATCGCCGGGCGATCGCTGCAGAAAATTCCGACCAAAGAATTGCGCGAGATGATCGGCGCCTATAAATGGATGGTCTACCGGCAGAGAAACCCGGGCCGCGTGGGTGCGCCCGGCGAATTCTCCTTTCCCGTCGAGCGGGGCACGGCGCCGTATCCCTGGAATAACGGCCGGACGCGCTTTCCATGAAACGGCGCAACCCCTTCGCGCGAGTCTTGGGCGCCGCCGGCAAGCTCTTGACGCGCCTCGCCGGCACCGCGCGCCGGTCGATGTTCAAGGGCGCGGAAATGTCCCGGCTTTGGTGGGATTGGGTCTCAAGCCCGATTGCCGCCGATCAGGAAATGTACAACGACTTTTTGCGCCTGCGAGCTCGCGCGCGCGAGATGCGGCGCAATCATCCGCTGATACGCAAATATTTAAAGCTCCTCGCGAACAACGTCGTAGGTCCCACCGGCTTTAAACTGCGGGCGCGGGTGCGCAATAACGACGGGCAGCTTGCGACTGCGTTTAATAAAAAAATACAGGCGGCGTGGTTCGAGTGGTGCAAGGACGTCTCGGTCGACGGCAAGCACTCGCTTGTGTCGATGCTGCAATTTCTGGTCAAGTCGACCGCGGTTGATGGCGAGATCTGTGTCCGGAAAATCCGCAATTTCAAGGCGAATAAATTCCGCTTCGCTCTGCAGGTCTTGGATCCGGACTTGCTGGATCACATGTTTTTCCAAGCCCCAGGCGCCCAAGCGAATGAGATCCGCTTAGGCGTTGAGATCGACGACTATTCGCGCCCCTTGGCCTATTGGTTTTGGGATCGCCACCCGACCGATCTTTTGATGAGCGTACCGCGCAAGCGCATCCGGATCCCGGCGGATGAAATCATTCACTTTTTTGATCCCGAGCGCGCCAATCAATCGCGCGGCACGACGTGGCTTAACTCCGTGATGATGCCGGCGAAAATGCTCGACGGCTATGTCGAGGCCGAGGTCGTCGCCGCTCGCATCGGAGCGTCGAAAATGGGGTTTTTGCAGCAGAAAAGCGCGGGCGACTCCGAGCCGCCGATATCGGATGCGGAGAATCCGAAAGCAAAAATCGAGATGGAAGCCTCGCCCGGGGGATTTGAGGAGCTGCCGCCCGGGTACGAAATGAAGGAATGGAACCCCGAACACCCGGCGGTCGCCTTCCCCAATTTTTTAAAAGCCGTGCAACGCTGGATCAGCGCAGGCTTGGGCGTCGGCTACAACACGCTAGCGGATGATTTGGAGGGCGTGAACTACTCGAGCATTCGCGCCGCGATGCTCGTCGAGCGCGACGAATGGCGCAGCCTACAAGGCCGCGTGATCACGCAAATCCTCGAGCCCCTGTATTGCGAATGGCTGGAATTCGCGACGCTCTCCGGGCAATTGATCTTGGATTCGCGGCCGCTGGCGGCCTTTTACGCCGTGACCTTCGTCCCGCGCGGCTGGGATTGGGTCGATCCCTTAAAAGACGTCAATGCCTCAATTGCCGAGATCGACAACGGGCTTAATTCCCGCGCGCGCGTCTGCGCCGAGCAGGGCGAGGACTTCGAGGAGATCGCCGAGGAGCTCGCCGAGGAGCAGGAAATTATCGACGAGCTCGGCCTCATATTGACCGGCCTCGGCGTGCCGGCCGGCGCGCAGGCGGGCGATACCAGCAAAACGGCCGAGGAGGTCGACGAGAAAAACGCCGACGCCGGCGGACAGAAATCGCTGCGCAAGGCCTCGCGCGTCGTCGCGATCCTGCAGGCGCGAAAGGCGCGCGCCGAGCGCAACGCCGCGCGCTTGCGAGACGTTTCAACTCTTTACGCTAACGAGGGTTAACTCATGGATCCAAAAAACAAGCAGCCGACGCAGCTCCCCATGCAGCGCGTCGACTTAGTCGCGACGATCACGCGCCGCAAGCCCGCGGCGCAGGCGTCTTTGCCGCTCGGCACAAAACGCGCAGACGCGGATCCGGATGACCAGGCGGGCGACGAGGAGCTCTATGACATTTCATTGTCGAGTGATTTGCCGATCAATCGCGGCTGGTATACGGAAACGCTCGATCATTCCAAAGGCGCCGTGAATCTTGAGCGCGCGGCGTCGGGCTTGAATCTGCTTTGGAATCACGACAGCTCCCAGCCGATCGGCCGGATCTCTAACCTCGCGACGAAGGGCGGCAAGCTCGCCGGCGAGATGCGTTTTTTCTCAACGCCGAGCGCGCAAGAAAAACGCACGATGGTCGATGAGGGCATGCGCGAGGTGTCGGTCGGCTATTCGGTCGAGACCTACGAATACACGCCGGGCAATGCGGACGCCGGCGACACTTACGTCGCCAAGCGCTGGACGCCCCTCGAGGGGTCTTTGGCTCCCGTCCCTGCAGACATTTCAGTCGGCGTCTCCGCGCGCGCCGGCGAGACCATTTTTCCTGTTTTGGTACGTTCCACAATCACGCCGCCGCCAGCGGTACAACCGGAGGTTAGACAGATGGGTGACACCGCAACAGCGGCGGCCGATGCGGCCGCGGCAGCGAAAGCAAAACTCCCCGCCGCGATTGCGCGGCTCGCATCCCAACACGGCATGGGCGATAAAACGGCCGAATGGCTAGACGCCGGGCACTCGCTCGACCAGGTCCGCGAGATCATTCTCGAGGCCAAGGGCACGCGCACCGACACGCTGACCAAACCCACCGGCAACGCCGGAATCGATCTACCCGCGAAAGATGCGCGCGTGTACTCCTACGCTCGCGCGATCGCGATCGCGGCCGACCAGGCCGAGGGCAAGCGCCCGGCGAATTACCTCGAGCTCGAGGTCTCCGAGTCCCTCGAGCGCACGATGCCGCCGCAGTACAAGCGCCATAGCGGCCTGTTTATCCCGACCTCACTCAAAGGCACGGGCGGCCAGGGGCAGCGGGTGGGCGGCCCGGGCATTAGCGAGCAGACGCGCGCGGCGCTCGTGGAATTCGCGCGTACCGGCGTCATTGATTCGGTGACCGCCAACGCGCTCAAAGAGGTCGTGTATACCGAGTACGGCGGGGAGCTGATCGAGATCCTGCGTAACACCGCGCTCGTGGTGAAAATGGGCGCGAAAGTGCTCACCGGGTTATCGAGTCCGATCTCATTCCCGCGGCAGACTCAGGACGTAACGGCCTCATGGACCGCAGAGAATCCGGGCTCGGATATGGCGGGATCCAACGTCAAGACGGACCTCGTGACCTTGACGCCGCGGACGCTACAGGCCTCGACCGCCTACAGCCGGCAATTGCTCGTACAGTCCTCGGTCGATGTCGAGGTGATGGTGCGCGGCTCGATCGCCGCGGCTCACGGGCTTGCGTGGGATCTGGCGGCCATGCACGGCACGGGAACGGATAATCAACCGCTCGGGATCTACAACAGCCCGAATGTCAACACGGTGGATTTTTCGAGCTCCTCTTTCGGCACCTCGAACCATATCGCCTACACGGGCGCCGTTGAAATGGAACGCATCGTTGCGGCGGCTAACGCATTGCTGGGAACGCTGGGATTTTTGACGACTCCCTCGATCGCGGCGGATGCAAAAAATACCTTGAAGTTCCCCGCCGCGGCGATCGCGCAAGGCGGCGTTTTGTGGAATGGCACCATCCTCGAGGGCGAGATGGACGGATTCGTGGCACGCGCGACGAATCAGGTCTCGAAACTCTTAGGGACCGGCGGCGTCGTCTTGCCGGCCGGGACCTATCACGGACTGATTTTCGGCAATTGGGCGGATCTTTTGATCGGCCAGTTTGGCGGCGCGATGGAGCTGATCGTCGACCCGTACACCAAAAAGAAACAAGGCTTGATCGAGGTCACGAGTTTCCAGATGTGCGACGTCGCCGTCCGGCACCCTGTGAGCTTCTCCGTCGCGATCAACCTCTCGGCGTAAAAGCTCGTGCCGAGCTACATCGCGCCGACGGTCCGCGTGCTTGTCCTCGAGGGGTTTATCTCGAGGCCAGGCTATGCGGCCCGCGCGGGCGAGCTCGTCGATGTCTCCCCGAGCGTTGCGAATACCGCGATCGCTTTGGGGAAAGCACGCCTGCCAACCGCAGAGGATCACGCGCCGGCAACCGAGCCCGTCTCGCGCGATCCTCGACCCTTAAACCGCGATCCCCATCCATTCAAAAGGAAACCGAAATGAACTTGCAAGAAACCCATGTGTTGACGGCCGGCAAAACCGCGCTGTTACTCGCCGCGGCGAGCATTGCCGCCTCGGCCAATGAGACCGGCGTCGCGATCGCACCGGCCCGAGGGCAAGCCGCCGCGGTCTTAAGCGTCGGCGCCGCCACCGCCGGCACGCTCCCGACCTTCGATTTTAAATTGCAATCGAGCGACGACGGCACGACCTACACGGACATTCCGGGCGCGGTCGCGTCTCAGGTGACCACCGTCGCGTCGACGCAATTGATCCCTTTTACGCCGGGCGCGGTCGGCAAATATATACGCGCTGTGGTGACCATCGGAGGAACCGCCTCGCCTGCGTTCCCGGCCTCCGCCGTGCTCGTGTACTTCCCGACCGTTTAAGGCCTCGAGGTGCTGACGGGCTTCTATGGCGACGCCGATATTCCGGCCATGCTGGCCGATTTCGGCGTCGCCATAGTGATCGCCGGGAGCCCGCCGACGACGACGGTCGGGATCGTCGACTATGTCGGGAAAGATGTGCTCTTAAGCCAGGGCGTCTCGGGGGTCTCGGGGACTGAGATCACCGTCACCGTGCAAACGAGCAAGCTCCCGCTAGGCCTGAAAAATAAGCACCTCTTGACCGTCGACGGGAAATCGATGCGGATCCGCGACCAGAATCAAGAGGGCGACGGCGCCTTGACCAAACTAC